CGTCAGGTCAACCAGGCAACCCCGACCGTTCTTATCGGTTACTGTAGGAATGTTCGTGTAGATGCCGTCATTGCCAGCAGCTGGCTCGGATGTAGCGGCAGAGAGGCTGACAACATTGCCGCTACCCCAGAGCAGTACTACGTGAGTGAAGTTGATAGAGTCAATGTTCCCGTCGTGAGGGAACGTGGTTACCTTGGTTCCGAGGGCCACCCCTTTATCTGAGTATTGCGTGACGTCTGAGCTAGTGTATTTGAAAACCTCTCTTTGGTAACCAGCTGTCCCAGGGGGCACCTCGTAACCCATAAAAGTAGCATCGATGGTCAGACCAGGGATGTAGTTGATACCAGAAGCATTGATCAGGGCCGCCTCAAAGTAATGCCCTACATAACGTTGAGTAACCGAAGAGGTGACTTCGGCCGCTGCGATGTTGGCGGAAATAGCCATGGTCGGTAACTATAATCGTTGTAGGATGCCTATGCGAACAGATCAAACTCAATAACTAAATCAGAATCAACAATAATGCTACCACTAAAATCAGCGGGAAGCGATCCACTAGGGCCTCCGCTAACCATTCCACTTGGTTGGGCAATACTACCACGCACCGCGCAGGAAATAGTAATACCTAGGTCACTACTCGTGTCTGTTGGAGCAGTTGGAGTAATTCCAGTATTTCCATGGAAGTAACAGACGTTTTCGATGGTAAGAAATACGTCAACGTCTAAGTGATAGTTGTTAGGCTTAACTGGGTGACTTGGGACGCTGGGTTTAGTACCGGTTCCACCACTGCCATCGCCTGGCCCGATAGGAGGAGGAGATGGAATACCGTCGTCCATGTCAGGAATGGCATTGCCTATTACATTGTCGCCTGGGGTAAAATTGCCGTCGCCGTCACCCATCCACAGGCCACCGGTAACAAAAACAGCGCCGCCTGAATCAACTGCCCAGGATGTGGCATCCATGCGCAAGCTGACAGTACGGCTATTTCTGTCATCGATATACATAAATGGTCGGGTCGGGAACCAACCGTTTACGGTGTCAGGAGTGACAGCCTCGCTGATTGAAAGGCCTCGGCCATCCCCAGTAATCAAAGTCGCGAGCAGATGGCCATAGTCGTCAGCAGCTCTTTTAGATTCTTCGGGATCATCGAAAAGCAAGGGGTAAGGAACATCTTCATCGCGCTCATACGTGTCACCATCCGCGGCGCCAGAATCCAAGCTAACTACGGTTTCCTTTGTCTCAGTCTTGGTCGCTTCTGCCGTAACCCTCTCAGGTGAATTGTCTAGAGCTGCAATCGTAGTCGTTCTATTAACAACTAGGGTTTCAATACCATCCAGAGCGTCAATCTTGTTCTCTACCTTGCTTCCGCCCTGAACTGTAAATAGGCCTGGGGATCGAGAAGTAGCACTCGACCAGGTGGTCACAGTCTGAGAAGTAACATCTGTGATATCTGGGACGTCGTTAACTGTGACGACTCGCTGAGCGCGAAATAGCTCAGAAAATCGCTCCATCTCATTGTCAAACCCTTGATATTGCCCATTGACGGGATCGTAGAGGCCAGACCTCCAATCATCTGATACGCAGATGCTGAGCTTAGTAACAAAGGTGTCCTCTATCGTCTCAACCAGCTCGTTAGCGTCGCCGTACTTGTAAGTAGTGACAACCTCTCTCAGCAAGGCTTGATCTTCACCGTTCTCAACGATAGTACCATAATAGGGACAATCTCCATTAGGAGCGCAGCCATTTCCTCGAACGCGGCGGCAATAGTCGTACTTGTCGGCAAAGTAGGACGAGTTGGCCTCAATCAAGGGGCCAAAGGTTTGACGCACGCGGTAGGAAGCCTGGCCAGCAGGTCCAAGATAATCAGTTGTCTCTACCTCGTACCGATATGCAGGGAGGTAAACCGCTGTTCTCTCCGTAGTGTATTGATCGGAACAGACTACAGACTGATCGCTCTCGGTCGGGGTTGGATCAGGTGTTGGGGTGATGGGTGGGACAGGTCCACAGGCCGTCTCAGAGGGAATTGTCTGAGTGCCTTCATTGATCAGTTCTCCATTGTTGATTTCATCTTCAATAGAAGAATCCGGGTCATCCTTTACCCTAGAGAAAGACTGTCCAGGATAGTTGATATAGTAATACGACTCGGTTTCGTTGATATCCTGAAGGCGGTCATCTCCGTCACCCTCGGAAGCCGAAGGTATCTCGTAGCTGAGGTTAATCTTGTCAGGCAATGGCTCGCCTCCACCAAGTGGCGCAACCCCGAGAGCCGTTTGCTGTAACGAAGAGTTGAAAGAAGTTCCATCAGCCAGGATGTCCTGACTTACAACGGTACCATCCGCGGTCTGATATATGTACTTACCAGCCGCGGCCAAGGCGCCATTGAGCCCTTCAAACGTATCAGTAGCAGGGTCAAGCGTGAACGGGGAAAAGCCTCTGTAATCATCAAAATTATCAAGCAGTTTACTATACGTAATTTCGCAACCAACGTCAATTAGCGTAGTTTCAGTTTCTGGAGAGTACGAGGAAGCTAGGACCCTTAGAGTTCCCCTTGGATGCAGTACCATGCTGCCGCCCTGCTCAATCATAAGGACTAACCGATGACCGCGACGAAACTCGCCATAACCATAGTTAGCGACTGGCATCTCATTCCAAACGGTAGCCAATTCGACAGTGCCAGTGGTCATGACTAGCCCATTACGGAAGACAGAGTCGTCCGATACTTGGAAGCTAATCATCCGATCTGTAACATCTATGCCATTGACAGTCAGAGTGTGCTGGCGATTAGTATTAACAAGATAAGCCATCGATCAAACCTCCGACACGCCGAAATCTACCTGAATCAAGCTACCGCTAAGATATATGAACGATGGGGGCGTTGTGAAAACAACCGTGGCGTTTACTGTAGTGCCAAATGTTTCATCCGTAAGTCCACAACCAGAGGAAAATCCCGCAGATCTGTCCTGGTCCCAGCGCCTAAACATAGAGTCAAGCTCCTGAGCCTTTTCGGGAGTAAGGAAAGCAGAGATGGCCCAAATATATTTCTGTCTAGCGGAGGAACCACCGAACGAGGTCGTTCCTGCTGCGGTCCTGCTGAAAGTTGCTACCGACTCATATTGACGAGGAAATCCTGCCCCTGTAAACTCACGAAAGACGACATTGTAAGAGTCTCCTCCCGACGAATACGCAAGTCCGATAGACACGAGCAGACACCTAACTGCCGCTAGGATTCCTAAGCACTATTCCGCGCTAGGCTCTGGTAGTAGGCACGGTTTTCAGCCGACCTTTGACGAGGATAGGAATACTTCCCGCTAAGGACATATTTACGCATGCGCTCATCAGCCACCAGAAGCGCCTTAAGGGCCTCGTCGTGCCAATCCATAAGCAAGTCTACCGACTCTTGACTAGAGCCCACCTCACGGGCCCTGTAGGCCGCTATACGAAATATTGTAAGGGATTGTTTCAGCTCATTCGATGTCATTTCATCGACAGGTTTATCAACGAGTCCAGGAGTATACTGCTCAATACTTTCGCACAATGACCGTGCGATTTCTTCAGTAGTACCGAAAATAAACACAGTCCTTTGGCGCCTGGATCAAGTATACCGACGACGGCGAACGCGGTTCATGTTGACCATCATGTCGCTAGCGGCCTGAGTGGGGTTGATGGCCTGGATGGTTACGTTGTTGCTAATGTTGTCGCCACCAGACATGGAGCTACGAATAGCTTTCACCATTGCGTTCATATCCTTAGAGCCGGCCCTAGAGGCATTGGACGCCGCTGCCCCATTCAAATTAATTCCACCAGTTGGAATATCAAGCTGTTTGGTTAAATGCGCTGGAATAATCGTTCCGTCAGATGGTGCTGTCCACTGACCATTTCGATCATTGATCATACTTAGTCGACCGCTTGCAGACAAGAACGCTTCTTTTCCAAGCTCGTTAACCCATGATTTAGTACCAGCGGCAATTGGACCACCGGCAAAATTACTTGTAGTGGGTCCACCTGAAGAGGAGGAGCCTGATCCCCCTCCACTTGAGGTTGCTTCACGAGCCGCGGCAGCCGCATCTTTGGCAGCTTGTTCTGTGTCTCTCCATTTCTGCGTTAAATTATCAACCAGCTGCACTTGCTTTTGAATTTCTCCTTGTCCATATTCAACTTCATCAGTATAACTTTTAGTGGCTTGAATTGTTGATTCAATAGTTTCTAGCTCACTATCTCTTGCTGCTTTAAGGTTTTTAATACCATCCTCTTGTTGTTTCAGCTCTTCTTTTAATTGTTTATTTGTTTCTTCGTATGTTTTTTTCTGATTGTCTAGTTGCTGCTGTTTTTGATCTTGAAGATCTTTAATTTCAGAGTCGAATTGTTTTTCTTTTTCCTTCTTTTGAACAAGAAGTTCAGAGATTTGCTCTTGCTTTTCCATTCGAGCCAATCGCGCCTGGGCGCGCAACAGTTCTTCCTCATCAAGATCTCCTGATTTAATTTTATCTTGCAATTTTTTCTTTTCAAAATCATACAACGCCTGCTCTTCAGGAGTTCTCTCGCGAAGTGCGTCAATCTGGGCATTGATCCCTTCGATGACAGTATCACGTTCTTCTCGTGCTTTTGAAATTCGTTCATCATAAGAACTTTTAATTTCTTGAACAAGAGCTCGATTTTCTTCCCGTTCTTCTGAAATCTTTTGTCGAGTAATGTCTCTTGCTTCTTTTGCTTGCTTAATTTCATTATCATATCTTTCTTTAACTTGTTCCTTCATTTCATTCAAAATGGCTACCTGCTTCTCAAGCTCTTGAGCGGCTGCATTAGCTTCTTCCCTTAATTTTGTAAAATTCTTTGCCAAATCCTTATCACTAGCTTCCACTAGTTTCAGCTCTTCCTCTGTAAGATCTCCAACCGCGTCGCCGGCACTCTTCGCCTCACCTTGAAGATCTTCCATTTCCTTATTAGTACTGTCAATGGCGATTGACAAACCAGCGAATACGGCAACTCCGGCGGCAAGACCAGCCGCAACGGCGCCAAAGTTACCCATGAGGCCCTGTAGAACGGCTGCAGCTACAGCAGAAGCTTTCTGGGCTAGTGTTAAGGCGTTTTGAATGGTAATAACGGCCCGAATCGCTTGCACGATAGCTCCCCAGTTTTGTACAGTAAAATATACAACAGCAGCCGCGGCCGCTGCTGAAAAGGCTTTAGCCAATGTGGTTACATTTGCGGCAATAAATTTAATTCCATCAGCAAATAATTTCATTGAATTCGAAACAATGTTTCCCATGGCCTTGTCCATTTTGTTAAAGGCCTGAACAGCTGCAAGCTGCAATTCTTGAAAAGATGCTGCGATACGCGCCAATCTTCCTTGGAACGTTTCTTGCATTCTTTCTGCAATTTCCCTAAACTTACTGCCCTCTTTGGTAAGGTTTGAAAGAGCGCTTTCTACAAGTTCAAAGGAAATCTTACCCTCTGACGCCATCTTCTTGAGCTGAGTAACACTGTTACCGGTTACTTCTGATAATTGATTCCAGATAGGAACGCCCTGTATGGCAAACTGAGTCAAGTCACGAGTATAAGCTTGTCCCTGAGCCGCAATCTGGCCTAGGTTTCGGGCCATGTTTTGCAGATCGCCACCGGTAGCACCAGCAACAATGCTGAGCTGTTTCGTGCTCTTAGTTGCCTGATCTGTCTCCATACCAAAGGCAAGCATGATTCTTGAGGCATCAGCTACTTGCTTAAGGTCGAAAGGAGAGTCAGCTGCAATCTGGGCAAATTGACTAAAGGCGGCTTGCGCAGCCTGAGAAGATCCCATAAGACCTTCCAGTTGCAGCTGAAGGACTTCCATTTCCATGGCGCCCTGAACCAGGTCTACGATAGCCTTGCCAGCGGACTCCACTGCAGTCGAAAAAAGATTTGCTGCACTAATACTTGCTGTCAATTGGCCCATAAAGCCGCCCAAAGGCTTAGAGCCACCTATGGACTTCATAGATGCGTTAACAACATCAAGCCTTGCTGATAATGTTTTCCATTCTTGGGTAACTTTATTTGTTCCTGTTTCGTATTTTTTAGTATCTCCAAGAAGTGCTTTAATTATTGATTGTTGTTTTTTTAGCTCGTTTGGGGTTTGCCCGACTTTACCGTTTACTGCCTTCCAGACCTCCCCAAGTTTGTTAGAATCTTGACGAATATTTTGAATTTCTTTTGCTACAAGCTTGCCATTTTTAAATTCAACCTTAACGCTTGTTTTAAGATCTTGGCCAAATGCTTTGTTTAGTTCGGATTTAGCTTTTGCGGAACCTTGCCCAAAAGCATTGAAAAAATTATTAATTGATTGCGTCGCCGAGCTAGAGTCGACGGTCAAATTAAAGTTTAGATTTTCTGCCACGTCGACAACAGAGCTGGACTAGGTTTCCAAGAAAAAAGGCCCCTTTCGGGGCCGACAACGTTATTTCTACTCTCAGCCTTAGTATCTCGGTAAGGTTTGAGCGAATAATGACGTTGTTTTACATTTTTAGTTACCTCCTTTGTTTGATTGGTTGTTAGAGAAGTTTTGTTACTGTCAGCACACCCTTGATAGTTTCAACTTGTGGGTCTGTGATTGTAATTTCTTGACCAACGTAGTAGAAATTGGCACTACCACCACTTGTGAAGGTAATCATTGGACTCGTTCTACTGTTAGGATCCACTGTTGACAAATTGACAGCCACTCTTCCGTAGTTTGGCTCAATTTCAGCTATTGTGCCGTCCAAACCAGCGGAGAAACCATCTGCATTATTAAACGAAAGAGAAAGACCACCATAAATGTCTGGTATGCCCAGAGGTGCGCCTTGAGGAGCAAGACTTGTAACAGTGAAGCTGCCTTCACCGCTGCCGTTGTCTTCCGTCACAGTTACAGTTTCATTTGCCTGATAGCTAGTGCCAAGCGAGGTGAAAATCAGCTCTACAATGTCGCCATTGCTGTCTGTTTTGGCTGTAGCAACTGCGTCCCCACTGAGCGTCACAGCTAGATTGTCTTCGTCTGCTGTAAACTTTTTAGACGGATCCGAGCTGGTAGTGGGAGCGCTATAGGTTGAGATACTTCCTGTCAGCTAAGTGGTTGAAGGATCCTGAAGATCCAAACCATAGGCGCCATAGCCGGTCAAAGTACACTCCCAGGACACAATGCTCGCGACCTCGTTGGACTCGGTATAACCAGTCAAGGTACCGTAGCCAAAAACAGTCTCAGAGGAGCCGGTAGGGCCAACACGCATGAACTTAACACGAAGAGCATCAGCCACAGTGTTCTGCTCAATCAAACGCAGAAAACGATAGCCTGCATCTTGGAAGTCAGCAACGCCAGCAAGTGAAATACTAAAGCTCTTAGTAGTTGCGACGGACTGGTTGAAACCCTTGGTTTCATCGTCATAGGTATAGACGTCCTCGGTACCAGTGTCCGTTTCAAGAGCGGCGTTAGTCAGTCCGGAAAGGCGAATAGCTTCACCACTGCCAGTCAAATCATAGTCAGTATTAGATCCACCGACCGTAAACGCAGGAGGAGTGGAGGAAGTACCGGGAGTATACGCAAT